ATATATTAGTTATATTAATAGTACATCCTGTCCCAGTACCGCCGGTAGTAGTTTTAACTCCCTTAGAATAACCATAACCAGCATATCCAGACTTAACAGTTACACCAGTAACTGCTCCACCAGTACCAACAGACGTGACTTGCACTACCCCCCCAAAACCGCCACTAACATTCAGTTCGTTGTTTATCTGGTAGTTAGAGCCACCTGATGCAACTTCAACGATGTACATTGCTCCAACTGATCCGGCTCTATTCATGACGAAGAAATTATCATGACATTTCTTCTGCTTTTCTGTTGGAGTCTGCCCATAGGTATTAACTCCAATCACATCAGCCAGATTCGCATCGAGAAAGTCTGAATTTCCGCTACCTCTTTGAACCGCTGCAACAACTTCAACTTTGTATCCAGTAATATCTGTTACAGTCTTAATGCAATTCTTTCTGAGGTGATATATACGAGTTCCTGTAGGTTTATACGTGCCTGTGGATATACCCAACTGAGTGTAGGCGTCATTTGATACCGGAAGAATCTGGAGAGCCTTGCCATTAGGAGCAGCTATCATAACCTGGCGAGTATCACTTTGTTGGCCAGCTATTCCAACTGGCTCACACATGAAACTGCTCTCAGTGTACCATGGTATTTGAGCAGAAATTTGAGAAACTAAATTAGTGGGGCTGATTGGATTAGTACCAGAGAATGTTACTGTGTGCTCCTCGCCGTCTCCAAACATAAACTTGATTGATTTCCCACTTACATTAAACGGCCCGTTTGCTGTAACAACATAACCGCCGGTAGCCTGGTATATGAATGCCTGTGCTCCATTTAGAATTTCGGTTGTCCTTGGTTTATTAACATCTATAGTCCTAGCAACTGGTATCACAACTTTATAACCATCCACATAGGCGCTACCTGGGCCAAATTTTACTCGGAATTTAGTAGAATCTGTGGGGTGTTCTATGACTTTTGTTTGGAAAGGATCAACTACACAGTCGCCCATAATATCTTTAGTGCGCTCGGCTAAAGTCCTCGTTAGAACAGTTCGCTCTATTGGAATCGGTCTAATTTTCTGAATACCATTCTCGAACTGATGTATTACAAGCGCAGAGGGGTCGTTCACTACCCACGTTACCTCAGTTGTAATACGGTCTGCCCCAGGTTGATTGTAATATTCAGGCTTTATATTATCATCTAGATTACGAAGTTTTGGATCGTCCAAGTACGATACAGTTTTTGACTCTACTATAATACCTATAGTCTCTTGCCCGTTTCCTGTTAGTGTGAGGACGTCAGACTCTGGAACATTTATAACAATGCCGTCAAAATAGCACCTACCAGCATCTACTTTGAACTGATAATTATCCGAGTCAACAACCTGAAGAGATAAACCAGACACAATATCGCCATTAGAAAATACAGTATCAGCAACAGCTTTTAATTGATCGTGACGAATAGCCTGCTCATCAATCAATTCCATACGTTGGAGAGGTCGATCCGTATAATAGCCAATAAAATGATAATCTTCCCTACCGCTCGTATTTACAGTTGGGGGTTCCTCATCAGTATGATCCAACCCATTATCTATCAAAGCATTAATAGCAGTCGTTGTCGTTCCTATATAATTATATTTTTCTCCGACTTTCTTGAAATACTTTATTGTTCGTACTGCTGCAGGAACATTCGTAGCTACCAAACGAATGTAATCGTTCTGATCCAAACTATCACAATTCTCAACTTTTACCACTTCTGAAGGAGTAGTCTCTCCATTAATAGTTACGTAAGTTGCTACATACTCATACGTGTTAGTCCCTGCACTGCCATAATACGTAGCAGTAAACTTTGGAGGGTCTAGATTATTAAAATATCTGAGATTATATTTATGAAGTGCGTCAGTAACAAGTCCCATGGCAACTACTCCTTATATTACTTGAATTCTGCTATAAATTGTTCCATCCGTATTTCACCGAAACTAAATGTTACAGGGCGTCTATACGATATATACTGTAATAGTCCGATATCAGCAACGTCCGCTGGAGCTAACCACGTATCATTTCCGTGCCCACTGGCCGGTACTAAATTAGAAAATATTCCCACCTGCCGAAACGTTCCTGTTGGTATGCCTTGTATAGTTCCATCAAACGTAAAACGCGCATATAAAAATCTCGCCAACTTGTCCATGGCGTCATTGTCACTTGCATATTCGTAATAACTACCTGCTACCTCAACGTCAGCCTCTACGTCAGACCACGTACAAAGTGTGACAAAATCAGCCTTAACATACAGTATTGGAGTATCGATGTCAATAACAATAGGACTCGGAGCCGGTGGATTATTTTCCTCCGCCCACTCATCCTGACCACCTATTCCGCACCATAGAGTATGATTATTTTTGAATGCGAGAACTCTTTCAACTCTTCCTTTATATGTTGCTAATCCAAACGTCGCAGTACTCATATTACCCACCCCATATTATTGTGTAGCCTCTCCAGAAAAATCCCCATCAAATACACAAAAAGAATCACATGGATCAAGGAACATTGATCCTAGATACGGAGAACTTAAATCTTCACCAACCACAACATCATAAGCATAAGTAATCTGATGTCCTATAACTTGTGGGTCTCCTAGAGTCAACTCTAACCCAAACGTTGAAGTGATTGTGGCCATATATGTTATAAACCATACATCGCCCGCTGGGCAGAGTTTCATAAACTCTTCCTCAAAACCAGTGCCATCAACAACAGCGTCAACAAAAAATTGATGGGCCCCTGAGTGATGCAGTATCGGACCAGTAAGATATGAAGAATCGTTCCCCAAAAATCCTTGATTTCCAGGAACAATTATCTGTGAGGCCATATCCACATGTTTCCAATAAGTTCCACCATAACGCTTTACTAAATTATCAACTCGTGCAAGAGTTCCCTTGTAGCTATGAATGGTGATCGAATTATGTATCTCGCCCCTATTCCAAGAACTTCTGTAATCATCACGCCATGAATGACCGACTAGGTCAGATAACAGATACAAATAAAAATCATTTATTCGCTCCGATGATCGATTGTCAAACAAACTTGTAATCAAATCCTCCAACCGATCAAACTCAGAATCCACCACATCGAGGAATCTTTGCATCACACCCCGTGTGTCTAAACGGTGCCAGATTCTGGGGAGTCTATTATATAGATTACTTCTACTCATTATGACCTAAACGTAATATCTAAACTTCCGAGAACAAACGTCTCACCTGGCTCAGCAGACAAGGAAGTGGTTGGCGACAAAAACTGCACCCAATCAACACCAGCAACTGATGATACAGATTTGTACAAATCCTCAAAACTCAACACTCTACCTAAAAGCACACTCTCTGGGGCGAAAAACTGCTGGAGCGAAGTCCTTATACCACTTTCAACGACAGGTGTTTGAAAACCAAACTTCTTACCAGCATTAATTTTAATATCGATAACTCTCTGGATTGCATCTAACACAACATACCTGTCATCCCAATCTCCAAAGTGCCCCCACCTCTTGCACTGACGAACAATGTATCTCTTAAGAGCACTGTGCAACTTGCCACCACCCTCTGGTAGCACATACAAAAATATATACATATAAGGCCAGCTTACATCACTGGAACGAGAGACAGCATTACAGCAAAGCACGCCAGGTATGCTGTTGATTAACGCCTCATAGTCAGACTCAGTAAAACCCCTACGCTGTGTCTGAACAACCAGTGGAAGTCTCGCCCTAAAACGTTCGGTGCTCTCAGGGTCAGCGCCACCAGTAGCTGGGATTATATTGATCACTGATATTCCAAGCGGTGCACTCTGATACGCAGAATCAATGACCCCTGCGCCACAATTACCATCAGCACCAGAGGTGGTGAAGTACACAATTTCCGAAGAACGTGGTGGCTTATCTGACCCAAAAACCCCATCACCCAAAACCAGAAATACTGTATCTGGAACTCCATCATAAAGATCAGCGTAAAGCTCTAACATAAAATGGGTATCCGTTGCCTGAGATCGAAAGAACGAATCTACCTCAGTCCAATACCACTCACTATCGACATCATAAAGAGTCGTCATACCTGAGACAACTCCCTGACCAAGATTATATGTCATCCTTCTATAAAATGCGAAGTGTTCAAAGTCGTGATCAGTAATGGACAGCTGATGACGCTCTGCCTGGATCACATCAACATCAATAGACATCTGATGAGGTGGTATTGTACATTTATCAAGCGTAATATACTGAAGACCATCAGACCTATAAAACTGGTGGTACGCGGGGATCACAATCTCCTCGCTGAGAGCATCCTCATGCGTATTAGTCCTTGTGATCCTCAAAGTAGTCATGGCGGGTGCTGACAATTTCGGGCGACAATCAACAAGAGTGCCCAAATCTATCAATGACTGCCTAAATTTGGCGGTCCTGACAAACCCCTCCATAAATACTTCATCAATGTAGAATGACAGCATATCAGTTTGACGCGCGAGTAGCCTAATAAGCGCAATGCCTGCATCAGAATGATTCCTATCACTCAACTCTGGCACTTCGTACGTAAGAAGGTCCAAGAGGCGCTCGTAATTGGAAGTGAAATCTCTCTTAGTAAAGTCTTCGTAGATACTAGTCATTCTACAGCTCCATAACAATACGTTTCATCGGCGGAACTCTCAAAACGACTCCTGAAGGTGGATCAACCAATGGGCTTATAATAGACCTGTCCAAGTACGAGTTGTCGTACACATAGCATCTCGCCAAAACGTACCAGTACCTCACATCCTTATAAAATTTCCAAGACAATGTCAACCATGAATCGCCTTCAGACACTTTATAGTACGTGTCACCATCTCCAGGTGATAAGTACTCACATTTGTTTATTCTAGTATATATGAACTTTCCAAACCTCGCTTGAGGGTGGTTGAAATACCTACTCGTGTGATCATGACCAGAACTGTCCACGTTGCTTGACCTGTACTCCTGGAGCCTAGCTTCCCTATTGGTAACAAATGGAAGGACTAAGTTGCCGCTCACTTGGTTGGGAATAAAATCTATCGTGACCCAAACAGGCGCTATACCAAGATCAAAAGACCTGCCATCAGCTATCCATCTAACACCACTATATCTACCATAACGATACTCATTAACATCGTAACCAAAGGTGTCGAATTTGTCCGGCACAAACGCTCGTTTCTCCCACCTAATTGTAGAATATTTGAAATACACCTCAGCAAGTTGCCTGAACTCATACGTATTAGGCTCAAAAAGAATAAAGAACAGATTCGATCCAAACTCTGGGAGCGTGTCGTGCTCACCTGGCATGGTGAGAAGTATATGTGCTATCGACTCTGCAATATGGTTTGAATTCTTCGGTACAGACTCTCTGATAGACCATCGTTCTTGAAGGTATTCCAACGCGACAGAAACCATATCTGTTGTGCCGGTTGTCACAACAACTCCACCAGTAGTTGGATTAATCCTAAATGGAAACCCGATCCCAGAGCCAAAAAAAGGCAGAGCTTCTGGATTTCTGTTGACGCTATTCATTTTGACCCACCGCCCAATAAATAATATGTAGCTGCTCTCATGAAATTTTTAACATAGTCCTTCAATTTCTGAGTGTACTTTGTCTCCACTTCTTCCTTTATCGCCTCTTGTACAATCTGTTTCGTAACCTTCACATCGCCTTTATTGCCACGAATCTGAAGTTGAGCTGAGCCGGCGGTAAGGAGAATGACCCCGCCTTCTTTAGTGCTCATATAAAATGACGGGCCTTGAGATGAACCATTTGAGTTATGCACAGAAATCAACAACGTGCCACCATCATCAGAATCCTGAATACAGATACCACTACCATTGAGTGATGCCAGTTGTACAATAGCATTTCCATCCTTCAACAGCTCACCTGGGCTTTTCGATGTCTGACAACCAACACACTGATCGCCCCTACGCTCGGCAGTTCTTGGTTGTGTCTCCTTCCCCTCACTCTGGGTTGGCTCACTACCCTTAAAACCACCAATCAGGTTAAGCCCAAACCCTGCGGCGTGTTTAATGCTCAACGCCTCTTTTCCAGTCTCATCACCCATGTAAATAGTGTGTCCTGCTGGGGTTTTGAGCATATAGACTAGATGCTCCTTGCCCTTTTTTTGTGCATTACTCACCTCAATAGGTACGTGACCGGTCTTGTCATCTACCGACTCCGCGACAGTACCAGATGGTATTGCAATCGGCTGGAGCATATCACCAGCAGCATATCCATATAACACAGTCTGTCGAGGTTGCATCGGCCAGTAAATGCCACAATCCCCTTTATTGTAACCGCCACCAAGCGGGAGACCACAGACATCAACATAGTTTGTGTAATTCTCCTCACCAACACCGTGCAAATCTGGGCACTCCACCTGGATTCTACCCATGCCAAGTGGGTCTCCCTCAACTTTGCGCACTACCGCCTGATGGAAGGTTGTGAGCGCAACCACGTTCTGTATAGAAGGATCAAAGACTAAAAAATCTGACCACATAAATACCCCTTACTGCGCACCAGCTATCGAATTTGGGGCGCGCTCTTTTTTCACCCCACTACCAGTTACCTTCTCTGCCGCACCCCTTGACCGAACTGGAGTGATTCTGAAATCTGCACGTATAATCTTACTACCAGGTTGACCGAACACGATCTCGCCTTGACTCTCTGCGCCATAATTACGCGCCTCTACAGTGATACCACCACCACCATAAATATCATCATGTATGATAATCCTACCAGAACGTTTAGACCCAGTATTCCTAGGCCGACCAGGATTAGACGTCGCCATAGATTAACAACACCTCAATATGTCACTGCGCACCCTGAATACTATTCGCAGCCTTGATTTTAGGAGCATTGCTTTTACTATCCTTCTGCTCTTGTTCTGGCTCATAACGACTCAACGTCAACCGCGTGCGTCCACCAGAAGCGACAGAAAAATGATGCTCGCACTTCTTAACATACCAATCGCCAGAATTCTCTGGACCGCAATTCACAACAGTAATACACTTTTTAGCCCTCAGTTCAGGAGACCACACCAATTCCACAACCCCAGTGACAGAAAAATCATTCGCATTGTTTTGCAGGTTATTTGCCCTGTTATTATCAACAGAGTTCGTGTCTGAAATCGACCCAGCATGATAAACTAAATCCTTATCATTTGTCTGCTTAGTGGGGCTCGGCGATTTCCCGTCTGCAGATTTTTTCCCATCCTGATCCTTACCTGGGTCTGGTGGGGTCTTACTTGGTTCAGACTTATTCACAGTAGGAAGATGTAACCCAGTGACAGTCATCGGTTTCTGAAACACACTTGGTTGTCCCAAGCCAGCAGAAAAAAGACGATTATTCCGAAACGTAGCGGCGGTAGAGGGTTGACTCATCAATGAGTAGAAACCTACAACTGAAAGATACGATCCGAAGGCCGGCAGTCGATGATTAGCTGACATCTTATCAAACTTCAGCTTACAATTTACGTTCTTCCCAGTCGAACTCCCAATAAGCGACGTTATAACATCGGATGGACTCGCGCCCTTCTTAGCCATAGCACGTATGGAATTTGGGTGTATTTTCCTCACATTATCCTGGCAAAGAACCTCAATAAATAAACCATCAGCAGAATAAATCTCAGATACCCCCACTATATCCATAGAAACTCTATTTGAAAGATCGCCAGGGTAACCAAATGCTATCTCGACCTCATTATCACACTGGAACAACCCAGAGAATAACATATCAACATTCACAATATTAACTCGCATTGAGGATATACCATTGTCAACCTCTTCTATCCTCCACTCACGAACCAACTTTGTAATATCCTCGCCACAAACGGTTACTATAAAATCAACTTCGTACATTACGACTGCCCAGGGTGTAATCTTAGTATAACAACATGTATCTTTGCCCCATACGGAAGCAAGGTCTCTGGGTTTGACAACAACCCATAATCAACATCCACTTTATCAATGATGCCGAAAATATGGAGTGACGCTCCAGAAACAAAAACAATCTTAGGCGGTCTCTCTATATTTGACCCAGAGCTAGACACATCCGCCAACGACACCAGATCGGCTGCAAAACCTCTCACAAAGAAATCTGAGTTATTCTCCCTCGATACATCAATGGTAAAACGTACGATGTGATTATTGCCACACGTGTACTGCAAGTACGGCTCGTTGTTTCCAGCAGCTCCGAGTGCATGCCAACGTGCGGCCCTGGAGTACTTAATTGTTGCAGGATTCCACTGGAATACAACCGGCGGCAACAAAGCATCAACCGGAATGATCATGCCTTTCGTAAATTGAGTACCACAAGCCATTCACATCACCCCTAACACACCACAACAATCTAAACGAGTCTAGGGCCACCTGGAACATGAGGCGACGGTGGAGTAAATCCGGTTGATTTTGAATTAGCAGTAATAGGTGAACTACCTAACATACTAGCAGCAAATTTTACTGCTTCTTGAAATGCCATAGCTGCGGCAGTAACAACGTCAGAAAAATTGTTTGCGGCGTACTGAACATTCTCTCTAAGGGTAGCACCAGCCTCGGAAATACTTTTAGATTTATTTTCATCAGTAGGGGGTACCTCATATAGTGGTATATTATCAGGAACATTGCCGCCAGTATAGCCAGGAACAAGGTCTTTGAACGGGTCATTAGGAATTCCTTCAGAAGCCTGAGGCTGTGGAATACCTGCCTTAGTTGTAGCTGGGGATATGGGAAATAACGTCTCCAACAACTTTGAATAACCGTAATGCGAAACCAAGTAAGTTAAAGCACCTCCAGCAGCTCCAACACCGCCACCAACAAACGTGCCAATTGGCCCTCCTATGGTACCGAGTGTAGCCCCAAGCTTAGCGCCAAGGACAGCAGAGGAACCCAAACCTGCAAGATTAGCTGCCGTCTCAGCGACACCAAGAACTGTATCCAACGTGTCACTATGTGGTGGGCTAACATTGGCACCCTTAGCAGATGATGCCATAGGATCAAACGTGTCAATAATATTCTTTGAGTACCACTTTAACGCGCGACCCACACCTAACTTATCATACATATACTTAGAAATGTGATGGCCAAGTAATGCATTAGCCATCGTAAATTCTTTATAAGCTGCGACGTATGGGTCAGATGGGCGCTGGTAGTCTGCACGTGTTGGTTTTTTAATGTCCTCCTTCAATCTTTTCAACTCCTCTGGGCGATCACCAGTATTCAAAACATTGATAAACTGTTGAGTGAGAGCACTGTCACCCATCAATTCATGGACACCAGCTTCACCATAATTCATGACAGCTAACGGGTAATAGTCCTGCACAAGCTCCGCAGCTCCCTCATACCCCCTCTCTTTAATGAGCGCGGTCACATACTCCAACGCGCTTTTACCATTAAACTCTTGCAGTGGCGCATGTATGGCATCCCTCCTCGCTTTTGCCAGTGCGCCTGGCATTATATCGCCCCTATCTAATGGTTTGATCTTCTTCCTAGCTGCATTTATCGCGCTACTGGAAAAAAAGTTATATGGTACCTTCAACATCCACGCAAACTGCTCGTCTGTAACCTGACCAGGAGTCTTAGGCATCAAAAGCCCATGGGAAAGCTCTGCGCCTTTCCTGTTCCTACCCATTACATAAAGTTTCGCCAAAGTCTCTGCACCACCCAACAACGTCTGCCGAGTCATTCTACCTGACGTTGCTGCCTTCATGCCCATTTCCTTAGCTTGCACAACCGATACCATCACATCCTCAAGTGGAATGCCCATGGTTGCTGCAGTCGCAAACAAATGCTTTCCTGACTCAAGAATATCCTTTGCGTAAGCTGGAGAAACCCTAGAAATTACCTGCATTTGGGCCATAAAATGACTGAGCGCACCCTCTGGGTCATTCAGAGCCCTCTCACGAGTTTGTGGGTGCTTTTGGAGTACGGAAAGAACCTGTGGGGCGAAGTCGGCAGCCTCCTTCGGAGAGATTTTCCCATACGCAGCGAGAGACATAGTGCGCTCTACCATTCTCATCATTGCCTCTGGAGTCACAGGTGGCAAACCCTCCGCCTTTCGATATTCATCTGACAGTCCGCGCATACTCTTCAGGTTTGCATAAACCGTCATGAAATCCTTGGCCTCTCCAAATAGACCACCTGCCCTCGCAGCAGCAGCCAAAGAAGCGTCTGTCACAAATTCACGCTCCGCTGGCCCAATACCTGCAGCACCGAGTAGCAACTCGGCCGGAGCTAACTCAGTAGCCACTTTCTGCGTAAATATATCTGACACTCCCCTACTTGCGGAACTAACGGCCCCATACGCAGCGTGATAACCGGCAGCTATCCGCAATTTCGTTTTAGCACCGTGAGCAATATCCCTCAATTTCTCGCCTGCAGCGGTCATAGCGGCTTCCCTGCGTTCAGTATCCTCCCAGCGCCCCTTCAAATTCCCCCACGCCCTGCCAAATGGGCCTCCACCATCCCCACCATCACCACCACCGCCAACGCCAAACAACGGCCCTGCAATACCACCATATAACCTACTGAAGAATCCTGGCTGAGGAGGTGGAGACGGTAGCGGCACCAACCTCCCTTCGCGCGCCATATGAGCACCCAGAGAAGCCCACGTATATGGTGCCTCGAATGGTGAAGGACCTGCTTTATAGGACGGATGATACATGCGCAACCCCATATCAGCCCAAGAAAATGGCCTATGATATGGGTATGCTGCAGTCCTACCAATGCCAATTGGACCCTTGTAGTGTAGGAAAGCGTATGGTACATAGGGCCCTACATCCTTGGATGGCAATTCCGGCGGAGGGGGTGGTGGTGTCTCACCACCAGCACCAGCAGCGCCAGCAACTTGTGGTTTCCTCCTCCTTGGCCCACCGCTCGCAGGTCTAGCAACTTGTGGTCCCCCACTCTTTGAACCGCCACTCGCAGGTCTAGCAAATTGTTCCGCATCAGTATCGCCAGCAGTCTGTGCAACAACATTCTTAATACTTTTAGATAAATCTTTGGATGCCCCCGCAGAATCCTTGGTTGCGACCTTCACATCCTCCAATTGCTTGGCAACATTTTTCAGAGATTCAGTATTCTCTTTCAGCGAAGCATTCTGGCGCGCAACAATCTCATCAACCTTTGACTGGACGTAATCACGACGATCTTCTGGTAACGATCCTAATATTGCAGCTACCTGCTTTGAGGTGAGTCTTTTTGATTTCGAAAGTTTGTCCAGCTCTAGATTCGCAGCCAATGTTTCTTGGCGAGTGCGCCAAGCCTCGGCTCTCTGTTGCGCACTCTGTAGTACAGCCTGATCTCCTGTGATAGTGTCGCGACGTCGCCTACTACCAGAAGACTTTTCTGCAATTATTGACGCCAGCCGATTGAGCTCGCGCATCTCCTCAAACTTAGCTATTGCTTCAGGAGACGCTTTCGGCGAAGGAGGAAGTTTGACAGGAGTATCTAACTCAGTGGGAAACCCTGACAGCCCTGTATAAGTATGGCCCTCATCTGGAATATGTTGATAACTGAACGTGTCGCCTGCTGGTGTCCTACCAGAACTCCTAGTATGTCTTCCAGACACAGCACTACGAAAAACTTGAGCCGCATCAGCATACTTAGGCAATCCCTGCACATAGTGAAGTATCGAGGCGCGCTGATGAAAACCAAGTTGTGAACGAGCGGTAAACTGGTCTAATAATCCCCTAAACGCCAAACTAGACTCGGTAGCCTGCGGACTAGTCAGTCTGAGAAGTACGGCCCTATCGAGATCAAGTTTCTGGGCCTCAGTAAGTTGAGTTGCTTTCAATCCAGAAGATTTAAGAAAGCGTTGCAACTCCTCCTTATACACATCGTCGTGCAATTGTTTCAGCTTATTTAGTACTGATACAGAATCACCCTTCTCCTTAAGTGTGCCAACAGCGCGGACAAAATCTTTGTTGCCATAACCAGCTATAGCCTCCACCCAAGACTTGGAAATCGGTTTCAGCCTATAAATCGACTCCAAAGCCTCAAACAACCTATTCTCATCCCCAACATGTGGCAACAAAGCTTGGAATAAAGCTGGTCTTTTCTCGAACGATTTATATAAATCTTTGATATTCCTTGGCTGGTACTTATACCACGGGCTGGCAGAAAACTCGGCCGCGCTCTCAATCATTTTAATAGTGCTCTGAGAGGGACGTTTTGGAATTGGGTAATTACCAGCCAAAACGCCAAGTCTTTCCGCATTAGCCCTCGCAGTAGCCTTCGCATTAGCCATCGCGTTAGCGATTCTCTGTTCTAACGCAACATCCTGACTAGACACTTCTGCCTGACTCGCACCGAAAGAAGGAGAAGAAAGCTTTTTACTTAGACCAGCGATACCCGATCCCATGTTAGAGAATGTTTCCAAAATCTTCTCTATGTTGGCAACATTGGATTCAGCCTTCCTCCTTTTCTGGGACAAACCAACCGCACTCATGCTAGCGCCAGCGCGCTCCAGTGCGCCAGCTATCATGGACAATTGCTGAGTGAGATTTCCAGCAACCTTACTTACATCAGGTACGTTCTTCGGTATTGTGCTTGATACGACTGACTGGGCTTGTAATGACCCACTCTGAAGATGGCCAATCGCTTCATTGATCTTACTTGCGGACGCCTTACCAATACCTGGGGCAGAAGAAAGTTCCTTAAGACGATTTGAAACAGCGGCAATCTCAGCGTTAATTGACTTAACGAGGTCTTTTGCCTCTTTAACCATATTCTTCACACTGTTCAGCGCATCATCAACACCGACAGCAGTGGAGGTCACATTAACATTAATGTTTATAGAATCGTCAGACACCTATGAGTTTCTCCTGAGTCTCTTAATAGCTTCTTCTTCCTCTTTGTGAAGTTTCAGAATCTCTTTGCGAAACGAAGACGGCCATGACAGAATCTCTGTGGCGGATAACCCCAAACTGCGCATCAAATAAAAAACCTCGCGATTAAATATATCCAAAGTCCTGGAAGACTCTGGGATGAAAAGTGAGCTATCACGATAACCCCAGTGAACAAAAGCTCCACCAAGGTTTATTCGGGCCATCCACCAGGTAATAAAAAATCTCTATGAGACACCACATTCACCGTGTACCTAAAACCACAAGCGGGGCACAACACGCGAACATTCAGGTCATAACCACACGCAAGCTTTGCGCGCGCCTCCCTGAGAGCTTTGTGATCCTTTGCTGGAAGCGCTATTATATCCTCATAGGAAAAATCTGCACTTCCATCCAATAGACGAATACTCTGAAACACGCTTTGGTTTGGATCAACCCCAGACGAACTGGCCTGATTTAACAACACAAGTTGCTGACTCCCTTTCAACAAACCCAAAGTCACAGAGACCTTTGTTTTTGGGAGCGTGATAGTAACGACTGGGTCCTCGCTATCAATGTCAGGCGACAACTTCATGAATGCAAGATCATTCAAATCGAATAGGTGCTCACCGCTCTCACCACAATTCAAACAAACATCAGTAAACTCGAACTCATTACCATGCTTAAGCTTATAATCCTCGATCTGAAGAGCCTCTATATCCTGGACAAACAAATCAAGGATATGAGCGGCGGTTATAGTGGTTGAGCTGCCAATAGAAACTACATTCGGCACGAGGGCATCAATAAATGCCTCAAACAACATCTTACCTCGGCGTAATAAAACTCGCTCGCTGTATCCGCTACCCTCCTGCAGAACAACAGTCTTCTTACTTATAGGCAACACTATCTCACGCCGCTCATAAACATAATCAATCATAAATTACCTCCGTTAGTATAAAAACACTACCCAACGATCCTCATCTCACGCTTGGCGTATGTTATCTCCAGCGTTTCGATCAGATCAGTGCCATCGGCAAAAGCGCTGCGGTGCGCAATGGAGTGCTTGACAGGGAAACCCCGCTTGAACTCCCATACACGAGACGGTGAGCCTGTGGGGTCCAACTCATAAAGCGAGAAGTCCTTCATATACTTGGAAGGGACTTCACCGTTTCCAGTAGCTGGGTCCTGACACAAATCCATCCAGTCGTTCAAGAACACACGACCAGGGCCGTCGAGCGGCACCACCATGTGCAACGTACAGTTGCCATAGCTAATCATGCCAACTTCTTTGCAAACATAATTCTGACCAGCTCCAGCATGAACAGAAACCCCATGAGTTCGATCACCAGGATCGAACTCTTGGATTAATGCAGCCGGAAGACCATTAATTTCCAACCTAAACTTGTAGGCTTTCATTCTACTAATGGAACAGGCTTCAACAGGCATTTGTAACAACTCCTTGTGATATATTAATTGCTGTCAGGTTACCGCATACAAATTACTGCTTAATCCAACCTGGAAGAGTCGTCATCTCAGTAAACTTCTCGAACGGCTCGCCAGTTCTCATGACACCCAATTCAAACTCTAGGTAGTAAATGGTCCTCGTGGGTTGGATCAAAGCTCTACAATGATATATGCCACGGTCCATATCAAGACCAGAGTTCAACACAGCATTCTTCAAGACCCCGCCATCAAACCAAGCGTCGCGGTCAGTCTGCAATGCATAATCATAGATTGAGTACTTGTTCTTCCAATCCTGGAACGCTGGCTCAAGGGTGCGGTGAATCTCGCGCCACGTAACAGGATGGTTCGGCTCAAACAAGAATGTACGCAGGACTGGCAACAGCATACGATTCATAACAGTAATGAAACGTACCACATTCAACTCACGAAGAGCAGATGGAGCTCGTTGCGTGGTTCGTTGCTCCCAAAACATTGCGCCTTCGATACCGGTGTAACGTGACATCATCAAATAATTGATACCATTCTCAGCAAACAGGTCGGCATAACCTGTGCTCCTATTGCTCTGAACATCAAAGTCAATACCTTCAACCAAAGTCACCCTACCCCTACGAGGGCCAACTGGTGCGTAATGCGGGCCATAATCATTATCAGTCCTGCACAAACACGCTGCTAAATGCCCTAGACAACTGATGTACTTGCGCTGACCGTCCCGATCATCGTAAACCAACGGTCTGCCATAAAACAGACAGAATCTATGGCTATCAAACGCTGGATGTGTCCATGGCGCATTACCAAGCCTCCAATTAACCGCATCTTCTGGAGCTAGGAGTGGCGGGACTTGGCCGTACGCAATCATATCTGCCCGACTTTCGCAATACGCTATCATAGCCTGGAACACCGTGGCGCTCGTCGTGCCTGGTATCATCAAATCCATACTCATGAACGCGCCGTCTGCGGCATACATTCCGGTCAAAGATGGTCCATCACCGATCCAATCTGAATCATTAAACCCGTCAAGACCATTATCACCACCAGACAATGCATAACCAAGCAACTCAGAAGTTGATGCAACATGATTGTACTCACCAACCGCAATACCCAACGTTGCATAACAACTATTTGGAACAGGCATAATTTCAATATCATTACCAATCTCGGCTGCAGAAACAAACACATAGGTGTTACCAAGATTATCTGAAATCGCTCTCGAACTGATACCAGGCATGGAATCTATCTGCGCAGCGACTTGAGCCGCGGTGCGCTCACCACCTGCTGTTAATGTAATTGTGTGGATTGAACCCCAAACTCCATCCTCACGAATACGGACAGAGAATTTGTCGTTTGACCCAGCCACAATGTTGTAAATCGATGACACATCACCCAAAACCTGCCCAGGCAAAGCATTCGATGCTGCTGGACGATTCACCCAACCTGTGCTTGAGTACACTGCATTCGTCGATCCCAAATCCTCGACTTGTATCAGTAGTGACCTCTCATTAATCCAATGCTTAAAGTACCTATCACTACCAATATCCATACTAAGATTGGGGAACCACTCCGTCATCGTCCCCTGCCTGAGATATGCAACTTTCATGTCAAAAGCCTGCCTCGAATTGAGTGGGGAATCATAAATGAATATCCTGATGTCGTCTCCCCAATCTCCCTCATTGGCAGCAGTAACCAAGATTGTCGGTTGAGCAGGCCCAGAACAACCACGATGTAACTCGGTATCAAAACCAAGAACCGCATAAGCGGTAGAGGTATTCTTGATCTGAACTGAAGAAGATGATCCAGTGGTGTTTGACTGAATAGCAACCCTACCCTCAACGGTTGTCGCTACTCCGCCAGAAAGAGACGAGAGGATAGCAACTACCTCAGCAGAGGTGAGCATAAACACAGCCTCCTCCTGACCGTCATCCAGTATGAACGACTGGTCAGCACCGCCATCGATACTCACAACAAGTTTGTCAGTCCCTCCTGTGTGGGAAAACACTCCTGGCTGAAACCCAAGCGTGCTGTACGCATCGTTCGAAACCGCAAGTATTTCAACATCATTCTGAGCTGATGCAGACTTGATTCGAACCCTCAACCCGTCAGCTATTGCAGAAACAAGAATGCCACTACCACTCGCAGCAAGCTGGTTGGCAACCTGTGTCGCGGTTTGACTTCCGGACGAAAGTGTTACCGTCACTGGGTCTCCCCATACACCATTTGAACCTACTCGATACTTGAACTTATCACCAGTACCCTCAACAATGGTATATGGACCATCAATCTGATTCGTAACAGTTCCAGGCAAAGCCCTGATTATCTTAAACGGCCCAACGTTCCCCTCAACATACCCAGAGGTTTCTGTATTTCCTCGGTCGTATAATGTAACGGAAGACTTCTTAGCCGTCAGCGTGGTGGGATCGGCTATTCTTGCGTAATGCGCAGTCCGTATAACATTCAACCTACCCCTCTGACGAAGAGCCATCTCGCATACCAAAGGATCATCAGTATAAGGTACTTTAAGACCGAAGATTCTTCTGTATTCCTCTAAGCTGGTCACTAGCCTAGGGACTCCAATCGGCCCCCGCTCAGCTTTTATTATCATTGTAACGTAACCAAGCGCGACATTATCAACATACAATGATAAATCATTAATTGTCCAGATTACACGCGCAGCTCCTAATGTCATCGTATATCCTCCAGTACTAATTAGTTACATGTAAACAATTACGAAACTATAACCTCACGAAACACGCCATTCTTGATGGCCTTAAACACATAAGGAGGTAGAAGTTTCCTCTGAACTGGCAAAGACCTGCCACACTTGTTGCCAATTCTGGTCGGTACAAAAAGATTCTTCCCGTTCACTAAAGTGATATCATAATCTGTGTACGTAAGATTTTCCAATATCACACTACCAGGAGAATCTGAACCAGAGAAAATCTTGCTCGAAGCGTCAAACGTAGTGTTGGTTTGAGGCTGTGCAAGTTCAACTAGATCATCACTCAACGAAGGAGTAACTGTGGTATAAATTGTATCGTTATCGCTCATTTCAATAACACCCCGTCTATAATTTTATTGATCTATCTGTACAAAATCAGCACTGATAGATGTAATCGAAGGAGAAGTATAATGCTCGACCCTGTCTAACCACAGGTCAAAGACACCAAGGACATAGGTGCTCCGAAAGACAGGTCTCACTAAATCGTCCTCGCAGATAACCCTCTCAATATAAAAGGAGGCATACTGCTTATGTTCTAAATTTGGAACTGAAGCCTGCATACCAGGTGGGAACAACTGGTAAACAGACTCGGTCAGCCAATTATGCATATCCACACTAGTGGATAATGTATCGATTTGATAGTATATGTCAACAGGAATGGGATGCGGCTTGCGTGTATAGGAAACTGGCCCCGTTGCTACACCACCTCCCATTAAACCTGGAACCGCCACAGTAATTGTCGTTTCGCTAGGAATAAATATATCATAATCATATCTCTGATCAAACTGCCTTACCTCAACATGCTGTCTGATCGCCACCAAAGACGGATACACGGTTTCTCCTTTTTCCCTATCTGGTTGGTATGTATAAACCTTTATTGGCGCGTAGCCAGTTGTCTTGTAGTTAAACTTTAACAGAGACAGCCGAGAAACTATATAAGAATCGACATGCGACAACAACTGACATCACCAACCTAATCTATATTGATCCTACCTGGTCTCTTAGGAATGTTTGCAGACATACGCTCAGAAATCCTCATCTCAGCCACACTCCTTACTCTCTCCGCAAATCCCTCTCTACTTCCTCCCTCACGCATCTGACTTATAACATACTCGTACTTCTCAATTCTAGTCCTTCTGCCCCAATCCGTCTTCGATATACTAGGTGCTTTTCTAAGCTCTGAGAACACTCCCTTTTCAGAGATTTGCTGTCTTAACTCTACTTGACGCTCGGCCAGCATTGTAATCTTTTTCGCGAAAGTATCTGGTCCGACCCTTACAGGTGTTCGCTCTGCCACCTTGCTAGCAATGACTTCCTTAACAGCACGCTCTCTAGGCGTAATGCCAAGCGACTCATAAGCCCTACGCCTCATATCAAGTTGCTCAGCCTTAGGCACAGTAATGCGTTGTCGCTCTAACCTATCAGCGAACTTCCTTCCTTTATACCCAATTTCCCTTATACGTTCCAGCCTACGCGCTCTGTATTTACCTGCGGCAGTTTTGGAACTTGAATACTGAGCCAAGCTACGCTTGAAAAGGCCACCTACAGCCTCACTCACAGCAACCGCGTGTGGCGACTTCAAACCCTTCAGCGCACTGAGCATATATGCGCGGATGATACGAAGCACCAACGGTCTAGCAAGTTTCGACACCGGTTTAATGTACGGACGAGGAGGCATGGCTGGTATTACCATCCCAGAAGATGTTGTAATCTCATCCCTACCATGCTCCTGAGCCATTGCATAAACAACGCCTCTTGGAGCGACACTAGCTGATAAACCACCACGAGAAAACGACGGTGCTATAGACTCCACTAGAGCGCCAGATTCAATCAACTGCAGGTTTGTGGTTTTGGTGCGAAGAGACCATTCTGAGTGTGGAGGCCAACTACCAAGCTGATCAAGTATGTAATGTTTCAGCAGGTCAGTGACCTCAGAAGCAGCTGCTGCGACTCCTGCCTTCGCCCCTTCATTCAATGCGGAAAGTACGAGACTCACCGCTCGGGACATCCCCTCGTCAATATTGGAACTAGACACATTAATGCTTATATCGTTAGCCATACTTACCAGTTCCCAATCTTAAAGGGAGGATCAGTAGCTCCGGCTTCGGTGCTCTCCTCCAACTCCATAGCCCTGCGGACAAAGCACACCGTAAATATATCCACTGCACCTATGAATGGAGTGTACTCAGCCTCGACCCCAGTGAATTTCACAGCAAAATCATAGCGATTGCCATCGTAGAGAAAATAACACGATGGGTTGAATGTTTTTGAACCTGTCTTCGCCACTATATCAGTTGTAAGAAAACAAAACCTTAAACTTTCCATCGGCTGTACGCCAGCAGAGTCAACAGAGTACGTGTCGCGGAACTGTCTTAAAATCTCTATCGACACCACTGCTTGAAACTCATACCGTGAACCATCAGGATACACGCACGTAACAGTTGACGGAGCAACTCCCTTGAACACCGACTCAAACATTGACCTTATATCACTACCGACCTTTGACCAATTCATATGCACTAACCCGTGAAATCAGGAGACGGTAATAAAGTTACATTCTCGGAATCAGTAAGTCCACCTTTCAGCTGTGCTAGATACGGTCTCATTAACATCCATATAGGCGCTCCGTAAGCTTTCATAAGCTTCAGGAAGGCTGGCCTGAACTGAGACTGTGCTCGTATCGTTGATGCATCCAAGGTATGTTGCAAACGAACCTTCATCACTCCAACCACATCAACCTCTCGAACCAATGCATCGCTTAACAGACCACTCTCTGATGCATTGCTCGTAACGTCAGCCAAATTCCTATTAACTACCAGGTATGCTATCAAAGCCTGGGACGCCTTCACTGCGTCTGGTATAACATACACGTCAAGTTGGACGCTTCGTGGGAATGGGAGAGCTTGATACTCAAATACCCTATGCCCACGAAGCGGCAATAAACCAATCAACTGCGCGGCGGCCCTCAACCTCAGCTCCTTCGCATCAGAAGACAGCGAAGCCCAAGCGGTAAGCTCATCAGTAGCAATTTCGGCTCCGCTAATTAACGAATCGGCCTCTGCTACCGTGATGAAACTATCTGAGTAAGCGCCTCCAACAGTTGTAGTAAGCATTACGATTCAACTTTATCGCTAATATCATAAGTATTCGGAACTTCAGCCGATCCTGTTATTAAAAATGCAGGATCGTCGCTGTATGGCCTCTTCCTCTCTCGTAGGATTTTGGCCACCTCCTTACTCACCTCAACAGGTTCCCTGTAAGGAAAGTCTATGAACTTGTGATCATAGATCAACCTAAATTGAGTCCTCTCTGGTCCTAAAAAAGTAGCATAGAGCTTAACATTTTTATCAGCCATGACTAACACACTCCAAACTAATACTAGTAAATTCCTGTCACCTTAACCACACCGAGCTTATCTTCGATCTGGATCGCGACTCTCATCGTCACCACAATGATGATCACACGGGCGGAAATATCCTTATCCGTCTCAATCATTATCTTCCTTTGAATACCCATGATGATATTCTGGGGATCGGTGAACAGGGTCGTGCCGTCGGGCATCAGCGCACATGGCCTTATTGTCGTACCATAAACCTGCAACGCATCATTGTAGGTCGCGGTCAGCCTAATGTCACCAAGACCGGTCAAGCGCTGACCAAGATACTTCGCGTAGTCGAACTCAAGACGATGTGAAGTATAGATTCTCATCGCAGCTTTGTTACGCTGATACCTCGGCGGAAGCGTCTCAATGCTTGCAGCAAACACTGACTCATCAATCGTAGGAGGCGTTGCGAACGACACATCATACGCATTCGCGAGCTTGAGTACTCCATCCTGTGCGAGTCTCATATCAGTTGCAGGCCACCCCCCTGATGCAGGAAGAAGGGCATGATCCTTGTCGCCAGTAAGCAAAAGCTCCTCTAGCTCAAGGGAGATTTTCTCAGTCAAGAGTTCCATAACAGTCTGCTCGAAACGGCCACCCTCGATGTTATCTTCCAACACATCGTACGGGATTCTGACTTCTGCAACGAGCTCCTGTGTGTTCAGATCAATATAGCTGGTATCTGGAGCTGCATAATCACTCGGCGCAAGCGGAGTTATGCTGCCAGTCGGTTTATGCAAGACTCGATCAGTCATAACGATTTTGTTTAATCTCATCTGTGGACCATTCATAGGAACGGTTCTAATCTCATTGATCAAAGTTGGCTGATCGACAACCATACGAATAAACGTGTCGGACTGAATAGGATTCAAAAGACCGCCACCAGTTACGCCCCCATCCGAGCTCGTGAGGTCGGTTGTCATGAAAATTGAGCCAGCAGCACGTTCCACAATATCATTTATATTTGGCCTACCCATCTTATATTATCCTCCAATAATTACTATTTCGGTCGGCTTTTATTAAGCACAAACTCTTATTACTTGAAGAACAAACCACTCCAAATGTTGGAGCCTGATTTATCCTTAGATGCACTCTCATCATCCTTCGAACTCACTGTAGCTGAAGCAAGTTGTGAATCCGCGGCCTCAAACTTCTCTAGCCTCTCTTCCAAAGACTTTATCTTGCTCAGCAAATCTTCGACATGGTCTTTGCTCTCAACCTTCTCAACCTCTTCATCCTTGCGTTCCTCTGCCTTATCGTCAGTAGTTTTCACGAACGCTGGGCCGAGTTTCTCAAGAATTGATCCAGTAAGCTTTTCGGTCATCACTTCCATCCTGAGCTCAATAGATTTATCAATCAAAGATGGAATCTGACTTTCAAGCGCGTCATTCACAACTTTGAGAATGTCGGGTGATTCATCATTTTTCTCTACAATATCTTTTCTCTCTTCAACAGCAGTATCACTCATCTCTCCTACCTCGTACAAATTTTTTGGCATAGGCAATTCCAGCCTTATCTCAGAGTTCGGGCCAGCATTATCCAATGCTATACCAACATAGGTCTTAAAAGAATCTAGAGCATTAGAAACGATCCTCTTCTTGCTCCGAACATCCAGGCCGGCCATAGCAAGAGAACCGAAGATAACGCCAATCATATTATTGAACTCTTGAAAGACAATGTCCTGAAGGGCCGTCATATAATCAGGCGACAAATCTGCAGTCTCTGGCGATGATTGGGGCCCCAACTCTGCGTCATCATCAACAACATCCAAACGCTCGTCGCTCTTCTTCCCCAGGTACTTAGCAGCGTATGGCGCAAGCGTGCGTTTTGCACGGGCGCGAAGCTCCTCAGCGGTATCATTACCTAGTACAGGCTTGATCTGATTAAGCCTAGCCAATGCATTCCTCAAGTGAGGTAAATCAACCTTTCCGTTCGCATCCTTAAAAGGAAGATGACGAGCTGATTTTGGAGACTCGCCATCTTTGTAGCCAGTCTCGATTACAGCAAAAGATGAATTTGGAAGGGAATTTACATAGGCAGTTGACCATGTGGCGCGCTCAAGAAGAGACTTCTGAAGTATGAACGCCTCCGGATCAGGCTCCAACAAAGTGCCAGACACAATCAACACACCACCATCCAACCTCCGTATCTTGAAGGAAGATTTATCAAACAATTTCTCATCCTTGTGACAAACCTTTCGATAGCTATCAAATGTGTCTATACGTTCAACAGGCATGTCATGTAGCCACACAAAGTCTGACTTCAACGAATCAATGCTGATATCTGTAGGCACTAAGATGCTCTGTATCACATCATCAGCGCCAGAACCATCAGAACGTATAATCTTAAATGGAGCCCTGATTCCACCATGATCGACTAGAGATACAAATTCCACATCAAAATCGGTAAGGAAATCAACGAACTTCCTTTCCTTGACCTCTTCTTTAGAAACAACTCCGCCCATCACGAACTCCTTATATCATAAAAAGCGCTATGCAACCACAAACCTGTGACTATGGTCCAATTCACGCTCAGTTGCAGTAGTATAGAGAACCTCATGCGCATGGTCTAACGCCGTATCTGTCCAAGTCGGAAAAATCCTATGATCATCATTGAAAATCAAGTGAATACGGTGCACATGTGGCGGGAGTGGCCCGTCAAGGTTCTCCTCAGATTCAACCTCAAGCTCTTTTATTTTAGAAAGAGAAACATACGCACGCTGTTTATTCGACCTGCCAGCGATTGAATAGCCGTTATACTCGCCATTCAAAATCTTCTTCCACACTTCATCATTCTCTATCTTTGTTGCAATGACCCAAGACCCCTCAACAAAATCAGGGTCTCCCTTTCTCGCAATAAAAGACTCGACAACATAATTACCAGACTTTTGGTAGTTATGCATCTCGTCTATATGGTCAAGCAAGCCCTTGCGCATAAAGTCATACGCGACCCTCTTGACTTCTTCTGGAGTCATTGTTGTACCAAATGTATCAACGAAATTCGGTATATAGACCTCTCCCATCACAATTCGTTCTTTTTCGTCTCTGAGAACAAGTCTTCTCTCGCCACTACTATACATAGCCTATTACTCTCAATTTTCAACAACAATGTCAAGAAAAAAATGCACATTCCCAAGAAATTTCTTGACTATGGCATTCCTGCCTGCTAACAGTGGCCATATACCCACCGAATAACACGCCAGAAGGAGATGCACAGAAGGCGCTGTCAAAAAACCTCAGCCCCGCAATGGGGCAAAAATATACTTACGCTAAAAAGTTAAAGCATTCTGTTAAGAAATCTTCCCGTATATGGGAAAATTCTTCCCACATATGGGAAGAAATCTTCCCGCCTATGGGAAAATCCCAGACTTAAGTATTTGAAATTGTTTATGAAATAGATCGAGGCGTTTCTCACAGAATAGTAATATAAATATAATAATAAATACCACTTCGTGGTATTTATCCTTATATTTAGTTTTTCTATTTCTTACGAAATAGAAAAACGGCTTACCATTAGCAGCGCAGATGCTTCTTCGAAGCATCAACGCTGCGGGATTTCGCACCACGCTCACTCACCTCGCCACAGGTTCAAGCAGAAGAAAGATGCCAACTTCCGAATACCAGTCCTTTGGGTTTTATAGGGGTTTTCTGGAAAATTGGAAGAAAAAGACCCTCCCCCCAGCCCCCCTCCCGCCGATTCGGGTGGATTTTGTGGGAGGGAGCATTTTTCGCTTGACATATCCCACCCGCTTTGCTATACTTGTAGCAACAATGAGGAAGCCAGAGAACAAGGAGAGTCTCATGTCTATAAAACAGGGTGGCAAATTAAGGTTGGTTAAACCATCTGATAACGTCGTGGAACGAAGGAATCCTCAGATCATGTTTCTGAGAGTCCTGCTGGGACTGAGCCTCTCAAACGCTGCAATAAAAGTAGGGCTATTCCTAATGGACAGGACATTGAATTGGGGGAAGACTACTGAGCAAGTTACGGTCGATGAAGTAATGAACGGCAGGAAGACCTATTACAATCTAGGCACCGGCCTAATGAAGTCATCTGCGCACAGGGGTATTCAAGAGCTCTCTCAGTCTGGACTGTTTAGTTTTGTGAGAATACCATCATCTTGGGACTACACTGTATCGCTCAACCTTGATAAGCTCAACGAAACCTATGACTTGCTATTCCACGGAGGAGCAATGAACGATTCAGGAATTAAAGCTATTGAGAATATTGTAGAAACTGCGCAAAAGGCCTCTGAACAAAAAACGAAGAAAATAAGAAAAAAGTCTGCGGCAAGCAAACTGTCAGTTGACAACCTGAAACAGTACATAAACGACGCAATGAAAAAGAAACACGGAATTGTCATGAAATCATGGAGTCCAAAAACGTACGGACAAGCAAAACATTTCCTCGCCGAATGCACGAAAAACGATTACAACCCGATAGAACTTATTGACAGTATCATGCAAGACTGGCACGACATTACTTCATACCTGTACGAAATCTCTGGTGCAATTTTCGTAAAGTCTGATAAATTTGACTTTGGTGTTTTCTACCCATACAGGGGCCATATCTACGATTTCCTGAAGGTAGCTCAAAAGTTGCAACATGGGTCAAAGTCTGCTAGAAATGTGTTGAACGAGTTGCAAAATCTAGGAGTTGATGTTATTGAAGGTAAAGATTTGAGATGCAAAGTGAAAAACCTGAGAAAGATAAAATCTGAACTGGCAGAGATGGAGAGGATAACTTCAGCAACAACAGACTATGAGGTAGAGGTTGTGCTATGACAGAAGTCAACTTTGACGTCTTCCCATGGGACTTGTCAAAGTTTAAGGGGAGTAGCCTTGACAAAAGAGTTGTGTTGGAGAAACTGTACGAGCGTGATTACGACATTGACCAGTACAAATCATTAAGTTCAGATTCGAAGGAAGCAAAGATATCACACGCAATCTTACAATCGCTAGAGGTGAATCAGTGGGTCTTATTTCTCGCAAATGATGTCGATCTAATCTATACCATATCACGACTTGTGCCAATAATATACGCACTATCTACAATGCGATCAGTGGTAAATGTGAGCAATGACTACCTCGAAAGAGTTTTCCAATATCCGTATGGTCAAGATGCGGTATTTGGAATACAAGCTGACTTACTTAGCACCATAAACAAGACAAGTCTCGTAGTTCACGAGAACATAAATGAAGGAAATTATAGACTTAGAACACTTAGGGGGAGCATACTTGAATTCATAAAATACCGCAGAAAACCAAATAACCGATACTTTATGACTGGTGTGTTTGCTGGAGAAATGAGCGATGATGTGAAAAGGGAGATATATAACTCAATAGGAGACGTGTTCGGGCCAACAGTTCTCAATTCAATCAGGCAGAAAGCATCTTTCATGTATGCAAGTTTTCCACAGCCGCCGAAAAGATGGGAAAGTATAAAGGTTAAATAATGAGTGTAGGTCTAGGGTATCTTAAGCAGGTACTGGCTAATAGTAGCAATATATCATTCCTTTCTGAAGACGGGCTCACTGAGAATGATTTCCTCGATGAGGAGATCGAAGTTCTTCGAATCATAATAAGATATGCAAAACATTACAATAAGTTACCATCAATACATGTAGTAGAAGCAGAACTAGGAAAGGCGTTTCCGTTTTTTCCTGATGAACCATTAGCGTATTGGCGAGACTGCATTATACGCAGGACTGCGTCAAAGCTTATACTAGATAAAACCGAACAAATACGCAAAAGCATAGTAGAAACTGGTGATATAGAAAAGGCTGAAGAGAAGATACGATCTCTTTATACTGAACTCATCACTAAGCGCAAGACAGAAGAAGTAGTTCACATAAGCGTCGCCGGAAAAGAGGCCTTAAAGGTACACGATGAGAAGGCCAAAAGCGGTAGCGCTATCGAGGTGCCATTTGGGTTTCCATTTATCGACGAGGTGACTGGTGGAGCGCAGGGTGGCGATTTGATATCGGTCATAGGACGAACTGGTACAGGAAAAACTTACACACTCATCAAGATGGCTGGCGCAGCATACGACTTTGGGAAGACTCCAATGATCATCACTACAGAGATGTCTCCAGTACAAACTGCTCGTAGAATACTCGCTCTGAGGACTGGGATATCGCCTAGCAAAATGCGCGATGGAAAAATGTCTGTATTCGATGAGCGAGAAAAATTCATTAGTGAGATAAAGGGTTTTGATAGACCATATTACATCATGAAAGGATCGTTAGCCACATCCCTTGAAAGCGTAATATTGCAAATAAGAGAAAAAGACCCAGATTGCATATATATCGATGGAACATATTTACTCAAGCCGTCTGACATTAGAGGAAAAAGCACATTCGAGCAAGTGTCTGCGGGCGTTACAATGCTGAAATCTATTGCGCAAGAGTTGAACAAACCAATAGTCACAACATATCAGATAAAACGTAAAACTTCTGGTGGTTTGGAAGATGTTTACCAAACAGATGTTGTCGCACAGCTCTCAAGTATAGTCCTGAGAGTGAGGAATGCTGAAGATGCTACAGGAGAGGAGGGTGCTTGGACTGCGCTTCAGTACAAAACTATCGAAATCCTGAAAGGAAGGGAGGGTGAACGAGGCGGTATTCTGGTAATGTTTGACATGGCAAATATGCGTATAGAGGAGGTTGAAGTTCTACGTGAGGCAAAGCGAAATAGTTAAGATGTTAAGCGATCTAGGCGTCGGTAGTGTGAATGTTCGTGATGGCTGGGTTTCATCATGTTGCCCGCTTGCGAAGTACACACATGTTTCTGGTTCTGACAAACACCCAAGCTTTGGAATAAGCATAAATGATGATGGACAATCTGTATGGAAATGCTTTACGTGCTCAAATGATCCAAGAAACGTAATCAATCTGGTAGAAACATATGCACATCTCTCTGGTAGGAAACCACTCATAGCCGGAAGAATAGCGCTCAACGAAGCTGACCAGACTCCACCGTGGGATGTTGTTGAGCCAAGCCTGTCCGCGTATAAGGACGTGTGGTCTTCTGCAGTAAAAAGACCAGAAGTTGTTTTACCCTATGAGATTTTATCTCTTTTCCCATTGCTTGATGACGTTAAAGATGAAGATTATGCAGCAGACATCATTGATTATTTAACTGATGAAAGGATGATATCACTAGATCAAATATTCCGGTATAAGGTGAGGGCGTCAAAAGCTGATGACCTTATTGTGTTTCCGTTCACCGTACCACACAGAGATATAAGTGTGTTGAGGGTTAGAAAATCTAGAACTAAGAGTTTGTTTACCATTAATCCAGAGTATGTAGGACAGCCGTGGTTGAGGTTCCCAAATCTCTCTGAGTCTGGCGCAATATTCGGAGCCGATGTCACTGACTGGAGTAAACCAGTATTCATTGTTGAGGGCGAACTGGATGCGTTGCGCTTAGCATCTTTAGGGAACGATAATGTTGTTGCCGTTGGAACAAACACACCTACAGACATGCAGATAAAGAACCTATGTGGGTTCCACTTCTTTGTTGGCATGGACTCTGACAAGGCTGGAAAAGAGGGTGCACAGAAAACCATAGGAAAGATAAAAAAATTCATACCAGGATCAATAGTTGTGAACCTTGACTGGGGTGTTGTTAATTGCAAAGACCCAGGTGATTTACTGAACTTCGAACAGGTTGAACGTGTTGTAAGCATGGGGAGGATTGTTTGATAATTAATCGTAAGCCCACCGCTGTACCGCGCATGCTTGAGTACAATGGGAGAGTGCAGAGCTTGCGCGCTTGGGCAAAGGAGCTAGGAATATGCAGTAAAGGCCTTATCAGGAGACTTAGGTACACAGACGATAAAGAAAAGATTTTTAGGAAACGAGGTTCTTTTGAATACAATCATACCAACGAAAGGAAGGTAATTAATTACTGTGGCGTTGATTATTCAGTGATGGATTTCTGCGTGGCGTATAAACTGCCAGTGGAATTAGTCATGTCATTAATACCATATGGATACACTGGGGAGGAAATAATGGCTGAAGTTGATGAGATGTATGAGGAAATATCACTTGACTTTAATTGTGAAATATGGTAAGATATTTGACAATCAATAATACCTGTATGGAGGAGCAAAATGGACTTAACTAGACTAACTGGCCAAATGGCGATTAAAAAGGCAAAAGAGGAATTTGATCGAAAACAAAAGTTAGCTTCTTTGGGTGGGGGGGCAAGGAGATTTTTTCTGAAGGTTGGTGAATCTGCGAATGTAACTTTTCTTGATGTTCCAGAAACAAGCGCACATGAGCACACTATCAAAATTAACGAAACAACTTACAGAACTGAACCATGCATAAACGATGAGTACGGGAGGGGCGATTGCCCGCATTGCCTTGCTGGAGTAAGAAGGGATAGGGTGATACTCGCAACGATCATTAACCACAATAAGTATGAGTCTAAAAGACACGAGGGTGTGATATACCAGAACCAGAAACAGTATATTGCGCTGAAGGGGCGCGCTTTTATAGCAATGTGGGATTACATATGCGAAGACAGTGAAGATTATATGGACATACAGTATATGTTCTTTAACATTTCAAGACCAAATATAAAAACGTCTCTAAATTGCGGTGAGATATTCAAACCACGTAAAAAGGTCAACGTGGCGCAACTTAAGCAATTGGCACCGCAGGGAGTTGACCCAGACGAGTTCATAAAACCATTCGATTATAGCCTATTCTATCCAATCGGTGCAAATGGTCCTCAACCCGCGATGGTAGAACCTGCCAACCCGTTCGAGAACGCCTTTCCGGAATTTGGTGGCGTTGATGATGCGGAGATAAAAGTGGTTAGTGAGATCGTGGCGCAACAAGATGACGTCAACACAGACGAGATTGCTGTCGAACAACCAAGCACCGGAAAAAAGAAGAAAAAAGAGAGGCTGAGCGATTTGCTCTAAGGTTATCCGTGGCACTGTTCAGTAAATGTGTGATAGGTACACACCTCTTCTTTCCAAAAGAAGAAATAGAAAATCTTGAGGAGTTGAGGGAGAATCTTACATTCATCAGCAGGTTCGATGATATGGTGAGAATTCAAACATATAAAGAAGATGATTCAATGTTTGGTGTACCTATCAACTTTTTTGGTTTTTGCGGCGATATAAGATCAAAGCTGTTGGACTCGAATATTGTTGACAAGGTTGTTGATCTCAGAACCGACGGGAACATCGGTATAAATATTAAGTTAAAATCTAGGTTGTGGGACTATCAAGAAAACATTGTAAACAAAATTATGGAAAAGGTTAGGCAGGGAGTTACTGGATTCTTCTTGGAGGCAAAACCTGGGAGTGGGAAAACCATTATTGGCATTGCGCTTATGTGTCGTCTCAATCGTACCACCCTAGTCGTTGTACCTAAAATCGATCTCGTACATCAATGGATCGAGCGTTTGGTTGAACATAGTAGCATCACAAAAGATGAGATTGCAACGTGTTACAACGGAAAGCTGTCGGGCAATTTTGATGTTGCAAAGGTCACAATTGGCCTGGTGCACACATTGAGACTTGACCGGTTTGGGGAATCATTCAGGAAGAGATTCGGTGTGGTAGTGTATGATGAGGTTGACTTTAGCATACCGCCATCTACATTTGCGCCTGTTGCATCTATGTTCTATGCCAGGTATCGTATAGGTATGACTGCCACGAGAGTGAGAAGCGACGGTCTTCACAAGGTCTTTGACAAACATCTCGGGCAGTTCAAAATAGCTGCGGAGAGTTCACGTACAATGAAACCACATGTTGTGCAAGTATTTTACCCTGAGTCGTCTGGATATGTTGCAGAATCAATTGATTTCAAATACAGGCGTGGTCAGATACTATCAAGGATTGCTAATAATACAAATAGGAATCTGCTTGTTGCAAAATATACCTACATGGCGTACGAATCTGGAAGGGACACATTGGTGCTTTCCGACAGAAAAGATCAACTTATGGAGTTGTACTCGATACTCACTACTATCCACAATGTCCCAAAGAAACACATAGGATACTTTGTAAGTAGTATGAAAGACAGGGCGTTACGAAAGGAGGAACTAAAGAGGACGCTTGAAAAATGTAAGATAATACTCGGCACATACGGCATGGGTTCACGTGGAACTGATGTGCAGAGACTATCTGCGCTTATCTTAGCGACTCCACACTCCAATATGACACAAATATCTGGTCGTATAGAAAGGTTCCTAGAGGGGAAACAACAACCCGTAATTATAGACTTTGTTGACACAGCATACTCTGATCTGGTAAAGAGTGGGCAATCAAGACTCAATTATTACACCAGACAGAAACTACATGTGGAGAAGGTGTACGTGTAAGGGAGGCAACCATGGCGAGAAAGAAAGCAGACAACAGCAGAATACTAGTAACTCGCACAAAGGTGGGGCAGGAGGATGATGAGCGTCAATGTGAGGTTGTAAGAGATGAGCAGATTGCTGTTCGTGTGTTCCAGACGAACCCAGCGGAAGTGAGCATAAAGTATGGTAGGACCGTTCAGTTGAGAGAGTTTGAAAGCTTTCGTGTGGATATTATGGTATCGTGTCCATGTTATGTTGAAGAGGTTGAGGATGTGTATGGTCAACTGAAAGATTTGGTCGGTGATATGCTCTTTGAGCATCTTAATGCACTTAAACCATCAGATGGGGAACAATAGTGGCTAGGTCAAAGGACAAAGAAGAAGTTCCGTCCATTGAAGAATATATGAGTGAGATAAACAAGCAATATGGCGACAATACCGCCGTGAGGGGTGTTGAGCTTGTCGTAAAGCGAAGGAGATTGCCAACAGGGATATTCTCCGTGGATTTTGCTACATGTGGAGGAATACCCTTAAACCAGGTTACCTGCTTCAAAGGTCCAGAGTCTGGCGGTAAGTCATCTGTCGCTATGAGCGTGGCGGCGACGCTGAGTAAGATGTGTTTAAGATGCATGTCATTTGAGTGCTCATGCTCGCTCCCAAAGCTCACAGCAAAGACTGCGTGGCTCGACGTTGAAGGTACATTTGATAGGGATTGGGCAGAAGCAATTGGGTTGGCTCCAGATGATTACTATATAGTGCACGCAGACGATGCTGAGCAGTACAGCTGGATTGCGTCAAACCTCGCAAAGTTGCCAGATTGTGGCCTTATAGTGGTTGACTCTGTTGGAGCTCTCGTTCCGTCGAAAATTTCTGAATCTGCTGTTTACGATCAGTTTATAGGAAATGAGGCAAAGCTGATCACAAGAATGATCAAGCTTATATCAAACAATCTTGCCAGAAGATCACAAGAACACCCATGCGCTGCTATTGTAATCAATCAAGTAAGATATAAGATAGGTGAACTCTATGGAAACCCTGAGACAATGCCAGGCGGTCAGGCGTTGAAACATCTTTCGTCAATGATCGTACGCTTTAATAAGGTTGCGTTATTGGAGAAAGAAAAGAAAACTATGATCGACGACAACAGAAAACTTAACATAGCGCAACGACACAGCTTCACCATTGAGAAACACAAAGTTTCAATCCTGTCTGGTGGTGGTTCTTTCTTGAGGTGCAAAGAGGATGTGTACGACAGCGAGACAGATGAGTTGCTTTATAGACGCGGGCAGGTTGTGGAGTATCAAACTGTAATGGAGTTGGCTAAAAGGTACGCTGTAGTCACACAAACTGTCGGCGGTAAGTGGGGCGCTCCATCTGTGAGCGATGAAACAGGTACACAAAAGGACTTGATTAAATATTGGAGGGAAAATGATGACGTGTTCTTGAAGGTGCAACGCGCAGTCATAAATGAAGGTATGAGGGCTGTATTTGGTGGAGGTGTTATATTTTGAAACTTATATGTGATGTATGTGGAAGTGCAATCAAGGTAAATCAGAAAAACAGGAACACAATAGACCCAACATCAAAGAATTTTTGTAGCAAAGGTTGCCTATTAGGTCTAATACGTATGTGTCATCCAATACCTCAATCAGAACTGATCCTAAACTACCCAGATACTGGAAATATCTGGTCTGTCGAGTTGCGGAGATTCTTCAGGTCATCATACGAGGTTGATGTAGCAAAATTCCTGGACGAATCAGATATAGAATATGAGTACGAACAGTACTTATTCCCCATAAAAAACACTGTGTATATACCTGACTTTTTCTTGCCTGAGTATGGGTGTTTTTTGGAGGTAAAGGGTCGCTTTGGAATAGGGAGTAAAGAAAAACTTAAGGTGTTCAGGGAAGTCTATGATTATAGTTTAATTACTATACCCTGGCACAGGAGAGGATTGTTTGAGTTGTGAGCACTGTATTGGAAGAATTAGCCTCTGCCATTGACACTAATCAGGAAGTCGATAAAGTTGTACGGCAGGAGACGATACCCAGTAAAGTTGATCATAGGTTCCCAAGGGCGTCAACTTTATACGACGCATGTATGCGACAGTATGTCATAAGCAATGCACTGAACATTGTGCATAGGGATTTCATACCGCCGGCGAGACAGATGACCTTTGATATAGGATCATCCATACACGAATTTTTGCAAAACAAGGATAGGTACTTTGGTCAAAGTCGGAGGGGCACGTGGGAATGTGTGGCTTGTGGGATGACAACAGATTTCGGCCCGCCTCCGAGCAAACCCTGTGGGTGTGGCGCTCGAATTGAATCTTTCAGGTACAAAGAACTAATGATAAAACTTGAGAACCCTATCTATGTCAGCGGTCATCCTGACATGTTCATCGAGTTAAATGGTTGCAATCGTATTGTGGAAATAAAATCCATAAGCGGAGATAGGTTCCGCTCACTCAATGCGCCGCTAGTTCAGCACACATGGCAAGTACTCACATATGCATTCGTGTGCAAGACTACCAAATTGGTGCCTGCTTTCGACGAATCCGAATCTTATGTGGTATATGTAAGCAAACAAGAAATCAGGGGCGAGTTGCCTATGAAGTCATTCACTGTAAAGTATGATGAATTATTGCTTAGGGAGATTATAGCTAAACTCTTGGTGTTCAAGTGTGGCATTGAAAGGAGGGTATTGCCGGAGCCAGCTTTAGAGTGCATCGAAACAAAGTTTCAAGGGCAAGTTGCAAAGCGCTGTCATGTCTGGGATGCTTGTGTGAATGCATATAGGAGGAATACTGCGTGGCTGGAATAACGGTTATGGGTATCGATCCATCGCTCAGATCAACCGGTGTTGCAGTTTTGGGGTGTGATCCTGATAGGGTGTACTCAATAAAGACCTCCAGACTTAATCAAGCGGACGCTATCGGAATGGTAGCGGATAAAATACTAAAAGAAGCGCGAGACGTCGATTTCACATTCATCGAAGGATATGCGTTTGGAAAGTTTGGCGGAAGTTCATCGGTATCAGTATTGATAGAATTAAGCGGCGTCATAAAGTATGAGCTTCGTAAGTTGGGTTACAAATTTATCGTTGTACCGCCAACAGTGGTGAAGAAGTACCTCACTGGCAGTGGAAATTCAAACAAAGACAAAATGATGCTTTCGTGCTACAGAAAGTTCGGGCTTGAGTTTGAAACATCAGACGAATGCGACGCCTATGCATTAGCTGATTTAGGTTATCACACAGTATCTCACGAACCGAGACGGAATCTCACCAAAGCTGAACTTGAGGTTATACAGAGAGTGAGGGACGATGGACAATTTTAAGCCTAGCGTAGTTCATTACCTCAAAGCTGGCAATCCATGTTTGTTCATTCCAACAGTGGAGGATGAAACGACATTGGCCTGGGTGATCGACGCTGTGCGTGAAGTTGAACCAAACAGTAATGTGGTGAGTTTCTGTGTATGGAAAATAACTACTGGGCTTAGGTACTACTCATATAATGGATTCAAGTCAAGGAAACATTCATTACTCGGCGGTCGAGAGCTAGTCATAGCTTTGCAAGAAGTTGAGCGGTCTTCGAACCCATTGGTGGCAATATTCTTCCATGTCCGTCACTTTTTAGACCAACCAGTTGTGATACAGCAGATAATCGACACAGTCTCAAGCGCACGCGCAAATGGATCGACAATAGTATTTATTGGGTCTCATGTGGAACTACCGCCTGAGTTGCATGACATAGTAACTATATGTGAACCGCCGTTTCCAACAGTCGATTCACTATACAATCTATTCAAATCGATTGCAAAATCGTGTGAAGATGATATAAAGGATAAGCGCCTGAAAGGAAAGAGTCTGGACGCTATGATCAGGAGGGCTGCTATAGCTGCTATGGGACTCACATCGTGGTCTGCAGAAAATGCGTTTGCATTGTCTATTGCAAGCACAGGCACCATCAGTCTGCCTGTTATACAGCGTCAAAAGGAGCAGGAAATTAAAAAGAGCGACGTGCTTGAGTATGTTCTTGCTCTCGATCAAATTGACTCAGTGGGGGGATTTAGGGAGCTCAAGAAGTGGCTAGCCACTAGAAAGGTTGCCTTTCAAAAGAATGCTCGCGATGTTGGACTCCCCTGGCCGAAGGGTATCCTTCTATGTGGTCTATCTGGGTGTGGCAAGTCTCTGATTGCCAAGGCCGTAGCCAACTTCTTAGAGCTCCCGCTACTTCGTATGGATATGGGTCGAGTTTATAGGCAGTATGTGGGAATGAGCGAGGCGTCCATGCGCACCGCTCTGCGGGTTGTTGAGGCGGTAAGCCCAGTCGTATTGCAAATAGATGAAATGGAGAAAGGTCTCGCTGGCGCGCAATCGTCTGGAGTGCTTGACTCAGGCGTCACCGCAAGAGTGTTAGCTACACTCCTCACATGGCGTCAGGAGACCTCATATCCTGTTTTCATAATTGGAACCGTCAATGACCCAACCAGCATACCAGCAATGGTGTATAGAAAGGGGAGGTTTGATGAAATCTGGGCTGTCGGGCTCCCCAGTAGAACGATTAGGGAGGAGATCGTACGAATACATCTTGAGAAACGAAATATCAACATCAGCAACATAGATGTCAACGCCATTGTTGACTCCACAGAAAAATTCACCGGCGCAGAGATTGAGTCATGCATCGAGGATAGTATGTTCTCTGCGTTTTTCGACGGCAAGGAGGTTGATACTAAATACATACTTGATTCAATAGCGAAAACAAATCCTCAGTATAAGTCGTTGGCTGAGGAAGAGGACAATTTGACCGCATGGATGAAACTAAGAGCAAGACCAGTAGATTGAGATAGGGAGGTGAAGCATGCTTCGTAGTATGAGGAGGAAGAAAGTCGGTTATGCTGTTGAGATAGATGAATCGATTGATCTCAGAGCGAGAGCAAACGAAGCAAAGGGGCAGATAGAGCACAACTTCCTCGTGCTCGCTGAATGTCTATTTATGATTGTACGATCTGCCTCCTACCGTAAGTGGGGCTACAAGTCATTTAAGGCGTACGTAGAAAATGAGCTCGACTTCCAGCCGCGCAAGGCCACATACCTCGTATCAGTGTGGAACATGGTTGTCTCATATGACCTTCCGCGTGATCGTATCGAGAAGATAAAGTGGTACAAAGCAGCGTTGCTTTTACCTGTTCTGCACGATGAGAATAAGGAATTGTGGCTCGAACGCGCTGAGCAGATGTCCACAGCCGAGCTTGAGAGGGCTGTGAAGGAACAACAGGCAGAGATGTCTGGGTTTGAGCATGCCAGTCAGATAGTAAAACTGATGTTCAAGCTTGATACTTCCGATGCATCGCTTGTTGCTGACGCAGTGGAGAAATCAAAGGAGATCAATGAAACCGACAACGCAGGCGTTGCGCTTGCGCGTATATGCAGCGAGTGGCTGGTCATGAAGGGCGCGTCTCTGTCAGCAGCCTCGGCTGATTACTACATCGACTATATCAACAAAACATTCGGTCTCTCAATCGAATTGCCAAAGGAAACTCCCCCGCAGAAGAAGAGCAAATTGATTCCAAACATAATGGATGACGATAGGAAACCGAAGTTTGTTCCGATAACTGACGATGATATAGATAGCGTACTTGGGTTGAATAGCGATGGATGAGGTACAACTCTTTTCAGTCGGGCTGTACCGCGCCATACTCAGGGGGAATACATCTATAGCAAAGTACTGCCTTTCTTGTGTATGGAAGGCAGATGGGGGAAAAGCATACCTCGAATGGAGACTGCCGTTAATAACATGCAAAACAAATTTCTATCTCATTGATAAAGTCTTGGAAGTCACAAAGGATGGTCTTACTGGGGCGAGCGCATGGCAGATTGTATATGCGCTTGCATCGCTCCCAAAGGCAAGGGACGCCTATGCGCTTGCGCTTATGGCGCATGACAGGACGCTTCTCCCATCTGAGACGCCGTTTGAAGTCTCTGTGTTTCTAAATCCAGACTTGCAGTGGAACGACTTGGTTGTGCCTGACCTACTATTTGAAAAGACAGCAACCAAACTTGAGGCGCTCATCTATCTCTCTGCATCGTTTCTCAAAAAAGTTCGTACCGCAGTGGATTACGAGCTGGCGACTCCGCAACAAGTCCCAGCTCCGTCAGAGTTGCCAAACTGGGTGTTTTTAACTGAGGACCTTATCGAAGTCACGATCAACAGAGCGCTCAGTAAACTTGTCTTCGATATCATGGTTCATGATTATTGTGAATTTGAAGAGAAAGAGTACAGCATATATGCACCAAGTGTGACTGATAACATTCTATGGCCAATATTATTGGAAAGGATGTGCAATAGACTCAGTGTGACATACAAAGATTGTAGGATTGTGTGGGAGGGGATTAATAGTGAGTGTAAAAGAGGAAGCGGAACAATGGCTGAAGAAGACAGAGGAGGAAGGGAATCTGGTGAATTGCAAACTGCTATCGGCCAAGATGCACAAGAAACACTGCCAGATAAGGAAGAGCATGTTCCTAGAAGACGACGAGGAGGAAAGGCCGCTGAAGTTTAGAGTTCGTATGTTCTGTAAAAATTGTGAGGCTATTAACGATGAGTGATGAATTGATACAGAAACTAAGGAAAGTTGCCGAATCATCGAAACTAGAACACAAATGGCTTTACAAGCTCACAGATTCTCAACTCGTTGATATATACAACTTGATACGTAGCGGAAAGTTGCTCGTTGAGATACCGGATACAGTGGTGGATAACTGGGGCATCGATGTTGATATATCAAAGCAACAGATGGTATCAGACCTTGCAAACTTCAAGCTGAAGGCGCTCGACGATGTTGCGCTTGCAGTTGCACAGCAACGCGCCGGCGATCCACGCGCGGGCGAGATCGCCAGTCGTCTCAACAAACTGAGTACCAAGGTTGATGCAATGGGGAGGCTTGGCTGGCTCATCGATCTGCAAACAGAGCGTGTCCAGTCGCTCACTGAATCCAAGGACTCTCGAACCATCCATCATGCATCAGAAGCGGTTCGTGAGCTCGGCCTACTCCTTGAAAAATACATCCGGCTCGAATCTGAGGTAGAATCGGGAAAGATCACCATGCGAACATCAGTCGCTGGTTCAATACTAGATGGTTTGCAGGAAGAAGGGAGGCTCATATCAGAAGCGGCAACAAAACTCCTTACAATGACAAAAGAGATCACCATTGAACAACCTCAATTGACATGCGACCTGCCTGAAGTCTCGCACAAGAGGTTAGAGGTTATCAATGAAAAATCATAGCAAGATCAAGCTTGACCATGCAATGGAGGTATTACTCGACGTCAGCAAGGGGCTGAATGCAAACGAGCGCATCCTCTTGGAGTCGTTAATCCTTGCGTGCAATCCTACTGAGGAAGATGGTCAGCTTGTGATCGATGCAAATCTCTTCTCAACATTTTGCAGGAATTATATCGATGCAGTCACCTCAAACGACCCTAATCTCCTCTTCAATGCAAAAGGGTATAAGGTTAAACCAGTCGATGTTGAGGAGTTCTTAGAATCAGAAGCCTACATGAATCAAAAGGGGCACGTTCGCCCTGTTATCAAATATGAGCTTGATAGGCTTTTCAGCAATCGCGATAAATTCGTCGAAGTTGTCCTCTCCGGCGGCATCGGAATTGGGAAATCATATTTCGCAGAGATGGCGGTTGCGTATATGGTTTATCTCAATTCATGCCTCATAAATCCACAGTCTGAGTATGACCTTGCTCCTGGGAGCAGCATTTACTTTATTCTGCAATCTGTATCCCTCACCACCGCAAGGCGCGTCCTCTTCTCGCAGATGCTCGCAAGGATGGAACAGACGATCTACTTCACAAAAGTCTTCCCGTTTGATAAGAAGGTGAAATCAGAGTTGCGGTTCCCAAACCATATCTGTATCACACCAATCTCATCCTCAGAGATGTCAGCAATCGGTCTCAATATCTTCGGCGGCGTACTCTCCGAGGCGAACTTCCTCCAAGTGGTGGAAAGCAGCAAGCAGCTCAAAGGGAATGAAGCAGGCGGCATCTTCGATCAAGCAGAACGAAACTACAACACCGTCATGCAACGTATGAGGAGCCGTTTTGATAAAATGGGCAAACTCCCAGGCATGATGATACTCGACTCAGCGTCACATTACCCTGGGGATTTCCTGAGCAGGAAGATCAAGGAGGCGGAAACCGACCCCACGATCTTTGTCATGAAATACGCACAGTGGGAGGCGCTCCCCAAAGACCGACTTAGCAGAGAGACGTTCCTTGTCGAAGTTGGAAACGAGGAGCGCGAATCAAGGATACTTCCAAAGCGTGAAATGGCGCACCCAGATGCAGAAGTGATCGAAGTCCCAATGAACTACTTCAGAGACTTCCAGCGCAACTGTGAATCGGCGTTACGAGATTTCGCAGGCATCACAATAGGCACAGAAGGGGCTTTCATAAAGGATCGCGCTGCAGTTGTGGAGGCAGCCAACAAACACTCATTGCTCTTCAGCGACCTACAACTCTTCAAAAAGGATGAGATTATCATCGATAATGAACTCGACTTACACATGCCTCGATATGACGACCTCATATGTCATGAATATCTCGATGATGTCTCATTTAATAAAGATGCAGAGTTTGCGCTTCATGCAGACCTCGGGCTATCAAAAGATGCAGTAGGATTAGTGATTGGTCATATCATTGACTACGTCAGTCTCCCATCATCAACATTCTACAGCGATCGAATTGGAGAATTCGTAGAACTGCAAGACCTGGTAGCGCCAGTAATTTGTCTTGACGGCATCCTTAGAATCATCCCACCTCATGGCGGAGAGGTTAGCCAAGAACTCACAAGAGGATTAATCATATACCTCTCACAGCTCGTAAACCTAAAGTTCGGCACCTTCGATCGATACGGCTCAGCAATATTCATCCAAGGGCTCAGAAAGCTCAGGGTAAGGAGCGGATTAGTCTCCGTGGTGACAACCACTGTACCGTACAACGAACTTAAGGCTGCATACATAGAGCGAAGAATAATGCATCCACGACATGCACACTATATGGATGAGATTGTCGGACTGCAATATCTGCCAAAGAGGAATATGATTGATCACCTTCCTACCAAAACAAAGGATATTGCTGATGCGGCTGCTGCTGTTACACACATTCTTACCCACAAATTAGCAAAAATACATCAGCATTCGAAGAAAGAGCAGAGCGACCAGCGTAAAACAATCATTAATAAACGTATTAGATTTAGAAGAAAATAACAGTTTGGGCCCCATTTCATCCTTCCTATGCGCCTTCCCGCATCAGCTTCCCCTATGTGGGGCCCAATTTTTACCCCAAAATTTTTTCCACTTTCCTGTTTTTCACACCTTTTTCTAGAAAAAGACCCCCGAATATTTCTTGTAATTATATCAATTATTTATAAATACTAACGATACCAACTACTTATAAACGCCAAAATATTGCTCTCTATCTATAGGGGTTTAAGTTGGCCGGCGGCGCGCTCCAGCGCTTTATGATTTGTGGGTCTTGACTCCGAGACCGCGGTATGCTAAGCTATACCTATACGCGCGAGGGGGGCGGGCGCACGGATACTACTATGCCTGTGCTGTCCCGAGCGTAAGTAGCTGTAATCACGCTTCTTTCGCCGCGCGGTATCACATATAGCATATACATCAACCGTGTATATGCGCATCAAATACTTCAAGCTTTACATCAGCATCGCATCGACTTAAAGTAAAGCTTGAAGGATGGAGGGCATCATGTCGAACATGAGCCTTAAGTGGAGTGGCCAGACCTTAGCACTTGTGAGTGCAAAAGGTCGAGTGCTACTTGAAGGTATGGTTATGCTCACGCATGATCATACTAGGTTTACGGCAATTGTTCGGGTTGCCGGTGGTACATCCGAACAATATTTTAAGTTAATCCGACCGCATAGCGCTGATTCCGCACTATGCGGTTCAGCGTTCGGAAGCGATTACATGCAGCGGCCAATGAGTCGCTGCCACAATGGGGTTGCAATAATGGGGTGGCCGGTCGAGGAAGTAGTGCGCGGCCGCACCAAGTATTCACTCTTAAAAACAGCGTTAAAGCGCTGTTTTTACGAAGGAAAAGTCTTTTCAAGTTATAGGGTGGCTCATTGGTTCCTAAGTGAGCTACTCTGCAACGGTATAGGGAAAGCAGCAAGATTACAGGGACTTGCGCGTGCTTTCCAAAAGGAGCTTGAACAATGAAGGAGCAGACCATGAGGAGGGTTGTGCTCAGGATAGCTGAGCACAACGAAAACAGAGTGTTTGTTGAGTACGTGAACGGTAAAGGCGAGTACAGCCGCCGCACCGTTCAAATTACAGGTCACAATGATTCCCAATTTTGGGGATATTGTGAACTGAGACAAGACGAGAGAGTGTTTAGGTTCGACCGGTTAGTGTTTGCCGGTCAACCAAAACACTGAGGGGTTAAGGGGGGGCTCCAACAACTGCAGCCAAGTTGCTAATTTGACTGTAGTTGTTGGGGGAAAGAAAATAAAGTGGGTTGCGGTCAGTGGACTCACCTGCATAAAAAGCTACCCTTGCTGGTAACTCCCTGATGCAAAGTCCGACCGCAACGTCCAGCCCACCCGCAGAAGCGGGGCGACGCCAAGAGTACAGAGATGTTGAGGCGCGGGTGATGGTGGAAGGGGGCGGTGATCCTCAGGGGGGGAAGTACTGAGGATGCGTCACACCGCCCCGTCGCAACCCCTGGAACCCCACAGGGACACACCACCTAGGTGCAGACACTCCAAAAGGGAGTGGAGCTCGCGATATGCAGCGACCGTCGGGATGACGGACGTGGGAGTCGTGGCAATGTCTGGAGCCACGGCAAGGCAAAAAGGCGGGTTACATGCACCGAAACCGGAAATCCCAGACAGGGGGTTGACGTCATCCCTAAGCTCCAATGAGGACAACGGGAAGATGAGCCGCCGCGACATAACGGGAAGTGAAAGTGAATCGTAAGTCAGGAGTCGCGGGGCGGTACTAAGCAAGGAGCAAGGGGATGACGTCCGACCTGCCCGCGATCTGCGAGGAGACTCGATCGCGTAATGATCCCCGCCCCTCGTGCCAACAACGACGACGGGCGACATGGGACCACTGATGTCAAGTTGGCGTGGAGACATCCTGGTTGCGGTCGAAAGGCAACGTTGCCAGCCAGACCAGATCGTGGGCATCCTCCTAAACAATAGACCTGAGTAGAAGGGATTGCTAACATGGAAAGGAGGTGATAGCGGTGCTCACAGGTGAGGCTTGGACCGACCTGTGGGAGGACCTCGGAGCCATCGGCTTCGACGAGGCGTTCGACGATGATGACGCCTCCGAAGAGCCCGAGGGCTTCGAGGGCTTCGACCTCGACCTGCCTCTGTAATGGGGGCGGGTTGAGGTTGAGGTGATCCGCGTCCCGAAGCGCGGCCATGACACACTCGCATGGGTGGAACCGAGTGCAAACACGAATCAAAAAAGAAACGGAGGAGTTAAGAATGTTAATTATCAATGCAATCAGTGTAAACATGCTGCCCAAAGAAGGGGCGGCACTTAAGGTCCGACCGGTCTCCCTGGAGCAAGCCAGGGAAATACTGGAAGACGGGTTCGAATCAGCCATAGGTCACACCGAGACCGCGAATGTGGTCGGTGGGATGCTGGGCATGTCAGTACCCACGAACAGAGTCACGGTGCAACTGGGCTTCGGAGACGAGGCTCTGGTGGCACAGTATATAGGTCAGAGGCTGCCCGAAGGGGCAACCTCGCTGCCGGAAGGTGCAGAGATAAGGTTCTTCTACCTCACGGTGGAAGAACTCTAAGACCTCCTCCTGGGCATGAGGTTAAACTGCCCAGAAAGGAAAGAACGATGGCTGAAGAACGAAGTGGTATCGAGAGGGTAGTGAAGGTAAAACCATTGAGCATGTTGAACGAGAAACAGGCTGCATGGCTAGAAAGGTTCAAAGACTGGGACGAGGTTGATGAGTACTTCTTCAACCTCGTCGGAGATGGTGACTCCGCAATCCGCTTCTACGACAGAGTCGTGGAAGTAATGGAGGAATTGGAGAAGAAGTATGGAGGCAGGGTTCGGACATTCCCCGAGGACCCGCCATGGGTCTTCAGGTTGTATGTCCAGAAAGGAGGTAAGAGACAATGATCGGAGTGTGGAAGAACGAGAAGGTGTGGGTGCCTGAGGCTTCGGTGAAGTCGAGGGAGTTCATGAGAGTCAACAGGGTCAACGGTGAAAAACGAATCACCGTTGTGAAAGTGGTGGTTAAACCACCAAGAAAGGAGGTGGAGAAAGCGTAGGGTCAGGCGGGGCATCGCCCCGCCAAAAATCACCTGAAAGGAGGTGATTCAAATGTTCCCACAATGGTCAGTTCTGTTGTGGGAGAGTATCCAGGGTCCCAGATGTAGGGGAGTCTGGACTCATTCGGAAAATGAGGAGGGACTCCCTAACCTCGGTGCAGGACTTGCATCGGGGGTGTTATCAACTCCGCATCGACATCAGCATCAGCATCGATGTTGGTGTTGATCTTGTATCAGCATCGACATCAGCGCTGATGGCGCTGGACCCACTGTCTGCAACATCGACAGCGGGTAAAATCGTATCGGAGGTTGTTGAAATGACATTTGTAGAACTGCAAACGAGGAGGGTGAGGGCGGCCAGGAAGGTGTTGGACGCGTTGTATCGCGACATCACGGAGTTCCGTATCATCCATTTCCCCGACGGGGATGTGGATGATGATCGGGCCCCGATCCCAGAGGTCGTGGGATCGGAGGAAATCGCTGAGCTGATCGAACAGATCAGTCCACTGATCGGAGAGTTGCAGCATGAGGTTGACAACCTCATCGACTGCAGGTAGAATTTCCTCCTGGGCATGAGGCTAAACTGCCCAGAAAGGAGGGTATGAAGGTGAGCTCACAACGATGGCTGACGTTGTGGGTGAGTCAGAAGACCAGATGTACATGGGTGCGTCTGGTCTTCATCGGAAATCTGGATGGGGTGAGTCTAGCCTCGGTCATGAATTTGATTGGGGATAGCCTAACTCTCGAACAGTCCAAAAAGATGGGCATCAGCAACAGCGGAAACAGCATCAGCATCGATGTTGGTGGTGATTGCACATCAGCATCAACATCGGTGTTGATCATACATCGAACCAGCGTTTCGCGCTGGTAAAAAATCGGAGGTGATGGCGATGAGAATGACATTCGAGGAATGGCAGGCAAGAAAGGTGAGGAAGATGAGGAAACTGTTGGAGTCGCTTTATCGCGACATAACTGAGCTACACATCACGTATTTTGAAGACGGCAGGTGGGAGCTCGATGACGAAGGTCGTCATCCTATCCCAGATATTGTTGGTTCCGAGGAGATTGCTGGGCTGGTCGAACAGATTAGCCCATTGTTGGGCAAACTCCAGAAAGCAACCGATAACCTCCAGGACTGCCGATAACACATTCTCCTAGGCATGAGAATAAACTGCCTAGAAAGGAAATGAAAATGGAAAGAGAAGGAATTGAAAGAGTGGTGAAGGTTAGACCGTGGAGCACACTGAACGATCGTCAGGCTGCATGGTTGAAGCAGTTCAAGGATTGGGACGAGGTTGATGAGTTTTTCTTCAACCTCACCGGAAACTACGAGGCAGCCATTCGCTTCTACGACAGGGTCGTGGAAGTGATGGAGGGTCTCGGAAAGACATACGAAGGGGCGGTGAAGACATTCCCCGATGATCCGCCGTGGACCTTCAGGGTTTACGTCAGAAAGGGCGGGAAAAGGTAGTATGAGTTTAAGGGGGGGATTCACATCAAGCCGGCGTTTCGCGCCGGTAAAAAATCGGAGGTAGAAAGATGAAGTTGGTAGAAGTTATAGAGTTGGTTGCAAAAGAGTTTGGGTATAATGGTAAAGTCCAGAAGTTCGTGGATGAGCTTCTCAAACATCAGGAGGAGTTGAATCTGGAGTGGTCGAAGGATATCCCCACCCAGGTTGCATATTCGAAGGGTGGGAAGAGGATCAGGACAAAACTCGGACGGTTTGCAGTCCGAGTAATCGGTGTAGAGATTCCCGATGCATTCGTTGCATCGTGCATCGGGGAAGAGTTCGGTACTGATGAGTATGTCACTCTCCTGAAAGGCTATGAAATAGTAGAGGCCTATCAGGAGGGATTTGCTGCTGAGTCGTGCATGACTGGCGATGACTCGGATAAAGTCGAGTTGTATGCGCTCAATCCAAACAAGGTAAGGCTGATAAAGTTCGTGGCAGGTCCGGTATCTGCAAGGGCGCTGATCTGGGGAACAGATCAGGGAGTGCTAGTGGTTGATAGAGTGTATCCCAGCGATAACCGCACTGCGGTGGAGTGCATACATCGATGGGCAAAGAAGAAGGGGTATGTCTATCGGGTCAATCAGGACCCAGGGACGGCGGGATTTAGCGAAGGATATGCTCCAACGTACACAGTGACGTTGCGTCACAATCACGTGTATCCGTACATGGATACGTTCATGTATGGATATCGGGTGATTGTGAAGGGGAAGGAGATGCTCCGAGTGAGCAATCAGACATGTGACCTCACAGAGTTTGAAATGCAGACCACTCGTGGGTATGCATATCAGACTAAGAACAATCGTTGCGTGTTATGCGGGAGCATGTATGTGGATAATGAATCGTATATATGGTTAAATAATGAGGAAAGAGTTTGTTCGGAATGCATGCATAGAGTTCACAAGTGCTCCATTTGTGGCAACATCTTCATCATGCCGGAGAAGGGAAGGAATGTAGAGATATGTGACTTCTGCATGAGGACCAGATATGTGGAATGCTGCATGTGTGGCGACCTGGTTCCACGTGCAGAGTATATATATCATAATGGCGCTCATTTCTGTGATGAGTGCTTTGGGGATATAGTCATGAAGAGAAAGTGGAAGTGTTACGAGTTGGAGTTCAACGCTAGTATCTAAAGAAAGGAGAATTGAAATGACTGATGAAAGGATCAAACAGGAGATGGAAGACTTCTACGAAGTCCTTGGTGATGCACTGCTAGTCCTAGTCAAAGCTAGGGATCGGCTGTGCAACTTCGATATCGTCGTTGACGATGAAGGACGGGAATGGCCTCTGTACAATCTCGGTCCGAGGACTGACATCCCGAATGCAGCCGAAGCGCATAGGAGACTGGTAGAGGCAATCCGCTGGTTGTCGTGGGCGAATGAGCTGTTCCGTCCGTCGCATGACGGAATGTCTGAATAACAATTAAGATTCCACATGTAGTCGATGCTGATATCAATCCTGTATTGGTATCAGCATCGTCGTTTAT